GATTGACAGCAGCCGGTGTTATATTCTCTCAGACAACTGAGAAAGGTTCTGTAATTGTTAACGAGAAAGTGCTTGAAGGTATTGACATTCCAGAAGCTAAACTAATTTACGAATATCTCATGCTACAGAAGCGCTCAGCGCAGATAGATTCGTGGTTAAGCCATGAGAAGGACGGCAGGGTACATGGTAGAGTCATCACCAATGGAGCTGTGACAGGCCGTATGACACATCTTAGCCCTAACATGGCACAAGTGCCGTCAGTGTCTGCGCCGTATGGTAAAGAATGTAGATCTTTCTGGACTGTGCCACACGGTCATAAGCTGGTTGGTATTGATGCCAGCGGTTTAGAGCTACGTATGCTAGCACACTATATGCGTGACACCGGCTACACCAACGAAATCCTAAGCGGTGACATCCACACAGCAAACATGAAGGCAGCAGGACTCACTGACCGTAATCAGGCTAAGACATTCATCTATGCTTTCCTGTACGGTGCTGGACCTGCTAAGATTGGACAGATAGTAGGTGGTGGATACGAGGAAGGTCAGCAGTTGATGAAGGCATTCTTGAGGAACACTCCTGCACTGGCGAAGCTACGAGACAAGGTAGCTAAGTTTGCAGAGGCAGGTACACTACCGGGACTGGACGGTAGAAAGCTACGTGTGAGGTCACAACACGCTGCGCTTAATACATTGCTGCAGGGTGCGGGAGCTATTGTAATGAAACAGGCTCTGATCATGATGACTGAGAATTTAACGTCACTAAAGATACCGTACAAGCTGGTGGCAAACGTCCACGATGAATTTCAAGTAGAAGTGCCTGAGCATTTTGCAAAGGCTGTAGGTAAAGGAGCAGTAAGAGCCATTCAGCAAGCAGGAGATCACTTTCAACTGCGATGCCCTCTGGATGGAGAATACAACATTGGGAACAATTGGGCAGAAACACATTGACTTTTGTAAAGTTTATGTGGTATAATATACATAGATCAGTTGTGATCTAAAACAGCAATTAAACGCAACATAACAATCAAAGGTGATAGTATGGAACAAGTAAAACCAGTAACAATCCAAGCAGAAGTAATGTGGGCAAACCTTCAGGAGAAGAACAAACTCTCAGGTAAGTACCAGATCAACCTGTCAAACCTGTCTCAGAAGGCTCAGGATGCTTTAGAAGAGCGCGGCATCAACGTCCGTAGCAAAGGCGACCAAGGCGAGTTCATCACTTGTAAGTCGAACAAGCCTATTCGTGCATACGACACTGACGGTGAAGAGCTGACAGGTGTCTTGATTGCTAACGGCTCAAAGGCTAAAGCTGTCATTGGCCACTACGATTGGACTAGCCCTTCAGGTGCGTCAGGCCGTAGCCCTTCTTTAATGAAGCTAGTCATTACAGACCTCATTGAATTCACTCCTGAAGTAGCTCTGGACGAAGCATTGTGATTTTAATTGATGCAGACATACTAGTCTATCGAGTAGGCTGGTCCTGCAATAACGAGTCTGAGAAGACTGCCGTCAGAACTCTTGACGGCTTTATTGTAGACCTGCTTTCTTTTCATCTAGGAGCTGATGAAGAGGAATCAGAGTATGTTCTGTATCTCACTGGTAAAGGTAACTTTAGAACGGACTACGCAGTAACTGCTGAGTACAAGGCTAACCGCAAAGGCAAAGAGAAGCCGGTGCATATACAGGCACTAAGGCAGAACCTCATTGACAAGTGGGCAGCAGTAGTCACAGAAGGTGAAGAGGCAGACGATGCCATAGCTATAGCAGCCACCAAGTATGGTGATAACGCTGTTATGGTGTCGCTCGATAAGGACTTCGACCAAATACCCGGATGGCACTACAACTTTGTAAAGCGCAGCAAGTACTACGTTACGCCAGAGGAAGGCATGTTGTTCTTCTACCGCCAGATACTGATGGGTGACCGCATTGATAACATTGTCGGCATCCACGGCATTGGTGAGAAGAAGTCAGCTAAGTTGTTAGAGGACTGCAAAACAGAGCAGGACTACTACGACAAGTGTGTCGAGTTACTGGAGAGTGAGGAGAGAGTTATAGAGAACGGAAGACTTCTATGGCTCAGACGTTACGAAGGTGAGATATGGAGTTTCACAGGTGAGAAATAATGGACGCTGGACAGAAGCGCGTTTCAGGTCCTTCATCATCTCAGCATTAAGAGGCGCACACGGTAAGTGGGGTGTCAAGCATGATGTTAAGAAGAAGGCGTGGGTAGAACGTGGTAAGTACAAGTGCGCTGAATGTAAGAAGATAGGCGCATCCACACTACCACCGCTGGAAGGACGTAAGCGTAAACGAAACAACGCAGCAGTAGATCACATTGACCCGGTAGTTAAACCCGAAGTCGGCTTCGTAGATTGGAACACCTACATTGACAGAATGTTCCTAGAAGCGTCAGGCTATCAAGTGCTGTGTTACAAATGCCATGCTGAGAAGACAGCGGCAGAACGTAAGCGGAGAAAAAGATGAGAGATTTAACTGTAGATTTATTAAAACATTTGTTCGACTATGATAAAGAAACTGGTAATTTGATTTGGAAAGTGTCCAGAGGAGCAGCAAAAAAAGGAAGTGTTGTAGGATGTTTAGACATAGCACTAGGATATGTTCGAGTCAGTATTGATAAGAAATCATACTATGCTCACCGATTAATATTTCTCATGCACAAAGGATATTTACCCAAAACAATAGATCACATCAACGGTGATCGGGCCGATAACCACATTGAGAACTTGAGAGCCGCGTCTGCTGGGCAGAACCAGCACAATAGAAAACAAGGCAAGAACAACACAAGCGGCTATAAGGGCGTATCATACGTCAGTTCAAGGAAGAAGTGGTCCGCCCGTGTTCAATTGGAGTGTAAGTCTCTCTGGCTAGGTCACTACGACACACCGGAAGAGGCTGATGCAGTAGCGCGTAAAGCCAGAGAAGAACTTCACGGCAACTTTGCCAACCATGGCGATGCTGAAACGGTAAGCCATGAGAATACAGAAGGGTAACCCATGACTAAGCATTTAGTAATACCAGACACGCAAGTAAAACCAGACCAGTCTGTAGAGCACCTACGCTGGGCTGGTCAATACGCAGCAGACAAGAAGCCAGACGTTATTATACACATTGGTGACCACTGGGATATGCCTAGCCTAAGCAGCTATGACGTAGGAACACGCAGCTTTGAAGGCAGACGTTATGTTAGAGATATTGAAGCAGGTATTGCAGGTATGGAGGCATTCCTAGAGCCTATCCGTAACGAGCAGCAGCGGCTTAAACATAACAAGTGGAAGCAGTGGAAACCACGTATGGTCTTTACGTTAGGAAACCACGAGAACAGGATCACAAGAGCCATTGAGTCAGATCCAAAGCTAGAAGGTCTTCTTAAGTTTGAAGATCTGAAGTTAGAGGAGATGGGCTGGGAAGTGTTTCCATTCCTGCAGCCTATTGTCATTGACGACATAGCCTATTGCCACTACTTCACCAGTGGTGTTATGGGTAGACCTGTTAGCTCAGCAAAGCTAATGCTACAGAAGAAGTATATGAGCTGCGTTATGGGACACGTACAGGATAGAGACATCGCCTATGCACGTAAAGCTGACGGCACTAACATGCTAGGCTTGTTCTCTGGAATCTACTACCAGCATGACGAAGATTACTTGACACCACAGACTAACGGAAGCTGGGCAGGTATCTGGATGCTTAACGAAGTAGCTAATGGAGGTTGTGACGAATTACCAGTTAGTATAAACTATTTGCGTGAGAAGTACGGAGACTGACATGGCAACAACTTACTACGAGATTCTGGAGAAGTTGGAACAGCTAGACGAAATAACACTACTAGAAGTGCTTGACATAACATCACAAGATTTAGTAGCTAAGTTTAGTAACAGAATTAACAACAGATTAGAAGAATTGCAAGAGGATTTTAGAGATGAGTATTAATAACGCAACACCACAAGATTGGGATAGACTACGTAAACAAGCCCCAGCAATAGATGACTCCTTGATGAAGCGATACTTGGAGGAAGCAGAGAAAGAGTTTCAAGAAGAAGACGAAGAAGACATGGTAGGCTCTCCTAGACACTACAACACAGGCAACATTGAGTGCATCGAAGCTATCGAAGAATCAATGTCCAGTGTAGCCTTCAAGGGTTATCTCAAGGGCAACTGCATGAAGTACCTGTGGCGTTACGACTACAAGGGCAAGCAGGTAGAGGACTTACAGAAAGCTCAGTGGTACTTACAGCGTCTAACTATGATGGTGGAGTTTGAGAATGAATAACGAAGACAGAAAACCAGTATTTGAGTTCATACACTATCCTAGCTTTGGCTCAGCAGAACGCGCATGTCCAGCAGTCAAGATAGTCTACACACTGTATAGCGGTGAGCAAACACTGTTTGAGATGCGAGAGCAGTTTGATTACTTTTTAAAAGCATGCTCCTACCACATACCAATTGATGAGGACGAGAGAGAAGCTTAATAAATGACCAATGTTATCAGCTTAGATTCGCACCGGCCACATCTTTCTGGACAAGCCCTGTGCTTGCA